GGTGAGTAGAGAAACCTGGCAGCAATGCCGAAATTTTTTATTCAACCAATGGAGTTTTTATGAGCAATTCATTCAGTAAGGAAGAGCGCGTAGCCTTTGAGGACATCCTCGAAGGCTTTAACGATGCTCTAGTTTTGTCCCGCAACGTGTCCATCTACAACACAGATGGCTCGATGATGGAACGCACCAACAACGTTATTTATCGTCCCCAACCGTACATCGCGCAATCGTATGACGGAATGGATCAGACTAATAACTTTACCGCATACACCCAACTTTCAGTCCCTGCGACACTTGGCTTTCAAAAGTCTGTGCCGTTCATTCTGGATGCTTTGGAATTGCGTGATGCTTTGCAAGAAGGTCGCCTGGGCGAAGCTGCAAAGCAGAAACTGGCATCCGACATCAACATCGCTATCATGAACACTGCGGCCAATCTTGGTTCGTTGGTCGTTACTGTTAGCACTGCTGCCGGTGACTATGACGATATCGCTTTGTGCGACAGCATCATGAACGAGCAAGGCGTACAAGCCTTTGATCGTTACTTGGCATTGTCCTCGCGTGACTACAACGGCATCGCTGGCAATATCGCTGGTGGCGCTGGTGGTGCATCAGTGGCGCGGAGCTTTGCTGGTAACAAGTCGAATAATGCGTTTGAGCGTTCTTATGTTGGTATGGTCGCAGGCTTTGAGACCTACAAACTTGACTACGCAAATCGTATTGCAGCGGCTACCGGCGCTGACCCAACGATGAGCACTTTGGCTGCGGCAAGTAACTACTATGTGCCTGTTGCAACCTCTACTGCGGTAACTGGTGAGACTGCCAACGTGGACAATCGTTTCCAAACGATTACCGTTTCCAGCACCACTGATCTTCCCGCTGGAACTGCTATCGAGATCGAAGGCGTTGAGGCCGTGCATCACATCACCAAGCAAGGTACTGGATTCTCCAAGACCTTCCGTGTGGTGTCTGTGACCAATGCAACCACTTGCGTAATCACACCTCCAATCATTTCCGCACAAGGTGGAACTGATGCCGAGTTGCAGTATCAAAACTGTATCGTGACTGCTGCCGCTGGTCGCACCATCAATCGCCTGAATGTTGATGCCGCACCTATCAACTGCTTCTGGCAGAAAGATGCGCTGGAGATTCTGCCTGGTCGTTACGCTGTTCCTTCTGATGCTGGTGTTGCAGTGATGCGTGCCTCGACAGATCAGGGCATCGAATTGGTCATGCAAAAGCAATACGATGTGAACACCATGAAAACCAAGTATCGCCTTGATACCTTGTTTGGCGTGGTCAACAAACAACCTGAGATGTCCGGCATCCTGTTGTTCAACCAAACACCTTAAGGAGTTATCATGAGTTACAACGTAGTTTTTGCACAAGGTACGGCTACCGTTACCGTGCCAGCAGGCGAGAAAATCGCCGTTCAAGCCTACTCGCCAGCAAGCGTGTTTCAAGAAGTTGGTTATCCCAATTTCCCCGAATCACAAGACTTGCTGCAAGTAGTTGAGAACACCACCTATGTGTCTGCCGCATTCACCAATGCCACCAGCGTGACTATCCAAGCTGGCGCATCTGGTGCGTACTATTCCGTAGGTGTTGCTCCTGACATCAACAACAATGGCAACTGGCAACCTCAAGGTGCGCCAGCCAACATTGCTGACGGTGGCTCGATGGTGGCAACTGCTGCCAACGTGTTGACAGGCATCATTACCGCTACCCCAACCGCATCACGCGACATTCAACTGCCAACAGGTGCAAACCTTGATCTGGCAACTGAGTGGGCCATCGGTGATTCGTTTGACTTCAGCGTCATCACTTTGGCTGCATTTGCTTTGACCCTCACAGTCAATACAAACGTGACCATCGTGGGTGCTGCGGCAACTGCTGCAACGTCTGGTGCATCTGCACGTTTCCGTTGCCGTAAGACTGCGGCTGATACTTTTATCGTCTACCGTATTGGTGGTTAAACCCAACGACAGGCCAGCAGAGATGTTGGCCTGTTTTACATGGAGAGCAAAATGCCAATGAAACAAGGTTATTCCAAAAAGACCATCGGCAAGAATATTGCGATGGAAATGAAATCAGGTAAACCCCAAAAGCAAGCCATTGCAATGTCTTTAGGCATGGCGGCTAAGTCTGCAAAAGCTGCTGGTAAGCCAAGCAAAGCACCAATGAAAAAATGATTAAGTCTGCCGCAATTATCAAGACTAAGGCTCTTGCCCCGTGGAAAGAGTTGCGGCTGCAAAAGCGCAAACTTAAAAAGTCACAGGCTATAGAGCGCAAGGCAACCAAGCAAGTGCGACCATCGCCAATTGGAAAGCGTGAGGTCGTGGTAGTGTCTAAAGAAGTTGTTGAAGTTTTTGAAATCCCTGTGGACGAAAGTCCAGCAACCCGCGAAGAGATGCTGCAACAGGCCGAGGCTATTGGGCTAAAGGTTGACAAACGTTGGTCAGATGCAACACTGCTGAAACACATTGAGGAACTGCAATGGGCTACACCAAACGACAATTCATAAGCGCATCCTTTGAAGAAATAGGGCTTGCTTCTTATGTGTTCGACCTCGGCCCAGAGCAATTGCAATCAGCCCTGCGCCGCTTAGATGCAATGATGGCCGACTGGAATGCCAAGGGTATCCGCTTGGGTTATCCTTTGCCATCCAGCCCCCAGGACAGCGACCTAGACGAGGAAACGCTAGTCCCTGATTCAGCTTATGAAGCAATCATTTGTAGCCTTGGAATCAGGCTGGCTCCGAGTTTTGGCAAGCAAGTAATGATTGAGACCAAGACCACTGCAAAGCAGGGTTACGACATCTTGCTGCAAAGGGCTACATTCCCGTTTGAGAAGCAACTGCCAGCGACAACCCCATCGGGTGCTGGTAACAAGCCCTGGCGCGTCTACGATAATCCATTTGTCAGGCCACCGGCTAATCCAGTCAACGCTGGCCCTGATGGGCCTATTGAATATTACTAAGGACAATCATGCCAACGATCAACCAACTACCCGTCCTAAACGTTATCTCCAGCGGAGACCAGTTACCCGTTTATTCGCCTAACAATGGGGATGCAAGGCGTACTTCTATCGGCAGTTTGCTGACGTTTTTCCAGCAGAGTTTTGCTTCACCTACGCTGTCGGTGAATTTATATGTCCCTGGCTCTGGGTTCAACATCACTGTGCCAACACCTGTCAGCAATGACCAATGGATGCTATTGCAACCCGCTGGAACGCTGGCAACAGGCACGATTACGCTACCTTTGAACACTGGTGTGCCTGATGGGACAACGGTGCTGATTACCACAACGCAACAGATCACATCACTGACGATTGCACTAAATGGTGCTACTGCTATTTATGGTGGGGCAACTTCATTGGCGGCTGGCACAGCAACATCAATTCGCTTTTATCAACCAACAAATTCTTGGTATCAAATTAACGCTGAAGCAGTTTTTGCTGCTGGCGTGCAAAACTGGATGTCAACCCCATCAAGTGCTAATTTGCTTGCGGCAATGACAGATGAAACTGGAACTGGCCTATTGGTATTTAACACTAGCCCGACTTTTGTTACCCCAATTTTAGGCGTACCGACTTCTGGAACATTAACTAATTGCACGGGGTTGCCAATTGCAACTGGTGTATCTGGTTTGGCTGGGAATATTGCAAACTTTTTAGCAACCCCATCTAGCGCAAACTTAGCAGCAGCCCTTACGGATGAGACAGGCACAGGGGCAAATGTATTTGCCAACACACCTACTTTGGTGACCCCAGTTATTGGTGCGGCTACAGGAACAAGCGTATCAACCACTGGCAATCAAGTTATCAGCGGCACTGGTAAGCAGGGATATGCAACTGGTTCTGGTGGTGTTGTAACGCAACTGACTAGCAAAGCTACAGGCGTAACACTAAGCAAATCCACAGGTCAAATTACATTAGACGCTGCTGCATTAGCTGCCTCGACTACCGTCAGTTTCACTTTAACCAATACGGTAATTGAAGCTGGAGACATTTTGGTGATGAACCATATCAGTGGCGGCACGGCTGGTTCATACTTGTTAAATTCTCAATCAGCCGCAGGGTCAGCAAGCATTAACGTTCGTAATATTTCTTTGGGTTCTTTATCTGAAGCCATTGTTATTGCTTTTGCAGTGATTAAGGCTGTGAGTGCGTAATGGCTACCAAGTCCACAGTCAATGCGGCTGGCAACTATACAAAGCCAACCATGCGGAAAGCCCTGTTTGAAAAGATAAAAGCAGGCACAAAGGGCGGCGACCCTGGTGAATGGTCAGCTAGAAAAGCACAACTGTTGGCGGTGGAATACAAGAAAAAGGGTGGTGGCTATAAATGAAAGCCCCGCAAAAGTCACTGTCAGACTGGGGCAAGCAAGATTGGCGCACCAAGTCTGGAAAGCCATCGTCTGAAACTGGCGAGCGTTATCTGCCTGCCAAGGCTATCAAAGCCCTGACTGCTGCTGAGTATGCGGCAACCACACGGGCCAAGCGTGAAGCTACGAAAGCAGGAAAGCAGTTTGCCAAGCAACCTAAGAAGGTAGCCGAAAAGATTAAAGGCTTTAGATGAAAACTCCAGCCTACGCACGCAAAGAAGGCCAGAATCCTAAAGGCGGTTTGAACGCTAAAGGTCGCGCTGCTGCCAAGGCCGAGGGCATGAATCTGAAGCCTCCAGTTAAGACTGGTGACAACCCGCGCAGAGCATCGTTCCTAGCCCGTATGGGCGGCAATCCTGGCCCTGAATACAAAGACGGTGAACCTACTCGCCTGCTTTTGAGTTTGAGGGCTTGGGGGGCTACTTCAAAAGCGGACGCGCAAGCCAAGGCAAAGAAAATATCTGCGCGAAACAAGGCGAAGTAAATGCAAATACCTATCCTCAACGGTATTTACGCCGACAACACTCCAGAACTGCGAACATCGTATCCGGTGAACTTTGTGCCTGTGCCAAAACAATCAGGCATAAGTAATGGGTTTCTGCGTCCAGGTGATGGGATTGTGGCTAACGGCACAGGCCCAGGCATTGACCGTGGCGGGATTAATTGGCAAGGCAATTTGTATCGGGTTATGGGTACAAAGCTGGTAGAAATAGACAGCGCAGGCATAGTGACTACATTAGGCGATGTTGGTGGGCCGGTAACGGAATTAGTTACATTTGATTACAGTTTTGACGTGCTTGCAATTGCCTCCGGTGGGCGTTTGTATTACTGGATTCCAGTCAACACGACAGCAACATTGATATGGAATCCAACTGCCCCAATTCTGAGGCAAGTGACTGACCTCGACCTTGGCGTGGTTTTAGACTTCTGCTGGGTTGATGGTTACTTCATGACCACTGATGGAGAATCTTTGATAGTCACTGAGTTGACTAATCCAACCCAAGTCAACCCGCTAAAGTATGGAAGTTCAGAGGTTGACCCTGACCCCGTAGTGGCTTTGTTAAAGCTAAGAAACGAGGTGTATGCGTTAAACAGGAACACCATTGAGGTATTTGACAATGTGGGCGGTGAGTTGTTCCCATTTGCAAGGATTGATGGTGCGCAAATTCAAAAAGGCGTTATTGGTACACAAGGGTGCTGCGTCTTTATTGAGCGCATAGCATTTTTAGGCAGTGGACGCAATGAAGCGCCGAGCATTTATGTAGGCGCAGCGGCAACCACGCAAAAGATAAGCACGCAAGAGATTGACAACATCTTGTTGGAATACAACGAAGAACAATTAGCCTTGGTCAAACTAGAGGTTAGAAACGACAAAGCGCACCAGCATCTTTATGTGCATTTGCCTGACCAAACACTAGTCTATGACGCAGCAGCATCCGAGGCTTTGCAAACCCCTGTTTGGTTTACCTTGGTAAGCACTCTTAATGGTTTTGTTCAATACCGCGCACGAAATATGGTGTGGGCTTACGACAAGTGGTTAGTTGGCGACCCTCAATCAAGCAATATCGGCTATCTAGTGCAGGACACCGGACACCATTGGGGTGAGCAAGTGCGCTGGGAGTTTGGAACGTTGATTGTCTACAACGAGAGCAATGGCGCAATATTCAATCGATTGGAGTTAGTCAGCCTGACGGGTAGCATTGCCATTGGCAAGAATCCGCAGATAAGCACAAGCTACAGCGTGGACGGAAAGACTTACAGCCAAGACCGCAGCATCAGCGTTGGCACTACCGGAAGTAACAAGCGCCTGACCTGGTTCCAGCAGGGGCATATGCGGAACTGGCGCATCCAGCGATTCAGGGGCGATAGTGATGCTCACGTATCCTTTATTCGACTTGAGGCTCAGATTGAGCCACTGGCGTACTGATGGCAACCGCACCTATCTCCCGCAAGCTGAATTTAACCCGCGACCAGCTTGCGACATTCTTGACCGACCAGCAGCAGATTCGGCAGTTTGAATTATTGTTTTCCACAGTTGACCAACTACAAGTTATTGTAGGATCTGACTTTGAGTTTCAGGCAGACAATGCTGCGGCTGCCGCAAATGAAGCATTAGCACAGATCATTGCGTTGGCGCAGGAAACGGGAGTCAATGATGCGGCATTAGGAGCAAAAGCACAGGATGCACTCGATAGGATTGCATTACTGGCACAAGAAACTGCGGTGACTGTGGCATTGGCTGAAAGCAAGGCAAATCAGGCACTGGCATTGGTAGACAAGCTGAATAAAGCGGTGGAGGGTTTGCAGATGACCCCGCCACCACGGGAGTTCAAACGAGCAAGATATGGGTCATTTTACGACACTACCACCCAAACAGCAGCAGTTATCAACACTGCCACTGCCATCACATTCAACACCACCGACCTGAGCAATGGGGTATTTATTGGCTCGCCCACCTCTCGCATCATTGTGGACAGCGAAGGCATTTACAACTTTGACACATCGTTTCAGTTGGACAAGATCAGTGGCGGCACGGCAGAGTTTTATTTTTGGTTCAGGCTTAATGGCGTGGATGTAACAGACAGCGCAAGCCAGATCAGGGTTCAGGGCAACAACGCTGAGATTTTCTCGTCGCTAAATTACTTTTTTGACCTCAAGGCCAACGATTATGTCGAGCTGATGTTTTCGGTCACCAGCCTCAGCGTTGAGGTTGCCGCATTTGCAGCCTCTGCCCCACATCCAGGTATTCCGTCCATAATTCTCACAGTCAACAACAACATCGGAGGTGTTCAATGACAGTCACAGTAAAGGTGCTTATCCCTGCAAAACAGGCAGAAAACGCACAGACCACCCAATATACCGCAACCAATGTCAAGGCGATTATTGACAAGTTCACGGTGACAAACACCAGCGCAAACAATGTGACTTTCAGTTGCAACTTGGTCACTGTCTCTGGGTCAGCAGGGGCATCCAACCTGATTATTGATGCGCGAACCGTTGTACCTGATGAGACCTACACTTGCCCCGAATTGGTTGGTCAGGCGCTCGATGTTGGTGGTTTTATATCTACGCTGGCAGGGACGGCAACATCCTTGACCATTCGTGCATCAGGCCGAGAAATTTCATAAGGAGAACAGCATGGACAAATTTATGATGATGCCCAAGGGATTTATGGGCCTGCCGATGGATGAGGGTTTCATTACCACAGCAGAAAACAAAAAGAACTATGCCATTGCGGTGCAGGACTGGAACTACGGCCCTGAAGTGCCAACGAACGAGCCAGGCGCAAACAAAGAGTTTTACGTGGGGTTGGCCGAGGCTATGCAGTGCGATGAGAAGGACGCAAGGCGCAAGCATTGTTCAAACTGTGAGTATTACGACAACAGCTTTATGACCCAAGTCAGGATTGAGCGCATCCCGCTGGCAACCTATGACAAGGGAGCAGGCTTTAGGGGCCACTGCGAAAAGCTGAACTTTATCTGCAACGATATGCGCGTCTGCCAAGCCTGGGAAGAACGCGAATCCGAGATGGATTGACGAAATGCCAAAATGTGCGAAAATCAATCCGCTGAGTTACGGCATCCAGCGGCCTTCCCCATTAAGGAGTTGTGCATGACTGATTGGCTCAAAGAAAACCTGCAAAGGGTTTTTATGCTGCCTGCGCCAGTCGTGGAATGGCTCATCATGGTTTACGATGCCATTCAGGTGTTTGACGATATTGCCGATGGCGATACGGTAGAGCGCAAAGACCTGAATGCGACCATCTGGAACACACTGGTGGGCATCCACCAAAACCAGTTCTTTATAACCAATAGCCACCACCTTGTGCCTTTGCTGGCAACAGCAATCATGAAGTGGCAAGCCTCAGACCAAGCAGAGCGTGCAGGCCAAGCCGATGCTAAATCATTTGTTTGGCGTGCAGGCTATTACGACCTGATTCTGATGGCCGTATCTATTACGCATGGCCCAGGCTTTGCCACAAAGAATGCTCACTTGGTCATGGAGTTATATGGCGAAAAATTTGAAGATTACATGAAGGAGTTTGGCAATGCCTGATCCAATCACAGCCCTAGTCGTCGGTGGAAGCCAACTTGTCGGAAGTTCACTGCAAGCCAAGGCAGCAAGCGGTGCTGCCGAAACGCAAGGCGCAGCCGCACAAGCTGGCATTGATGAACAGCGCAGGCAGTTTGATGCCATGCAAGCCTTGCTCAAGCCTTACACCGAGGCAGGAGTGCCAGCACTTGAAGCGCAGCAGGCATTCTTGGGTCTACGAGGCCCAGAAGCAGAGGCTGCGGCTATCGAGCGCATTCGTGGTGGTGAGACATTCCAAGCACTTGCAGGACAGGGCGAGGAAGCATTACTTCAGCGTGCATCGGCCACTGGTGGCCTGCGTGGTGGGAATATTCAAGGCGCATTAGCCCAATTCCGGCCACAGTTACTTTCAAGTCTCATTGAGCAGCAATATGGGCGATTAGGTGGGATGACTTCGTTGGGACAACGTTCGGCTGCCGGTGTTGGCGAAGCAGGAATGGCAACTGGAACTAATATTGGTAATCTACTATCTCAACAAGGCGCGGCTAGTGCAGGAGGTCAACTTGGTGAGGCTAAAGCCTATGGTCAATTGTTTAACCTACCTGCACAGTTTATCGGTGCGCAAATAGGCGCAGGAAAAACTCCAGGCTTTGGCTTTTGATTGGATAAAACATGGCAACAATTAACCCATTCCAAGGCCCAATCAATTACTCAGTTGATGTGCAAAGCCCATTTGAGGCGGCACTTGGTGGCTTTAAACTTGGCGCTGCTGGAGCAGAAATACAAGCGCAACAGAAAAAAAATGAGCTTGAGATTAAAGCCGCACAGCAGGCACAACAACGGCAGACTGAACTGGCAGACCTGTTTAAAAATCCAAACGCAACAAGTGCAGACTATGCACGTGTAGTTGCTTTTTTACCCAAAGACCAAGCCACAATTGTTACGCAGGGTTTTGAAAGAAAAACTAAAGAGCAACAAGATAATGATTTGCGAATGGGTGGTCAAGTTTATTCTGCCATCAAGTCAGGGCAGCCTAATATTGCAATACAAATGCTGACAGACCAAGCCGCTGCATTACGCAATAGTGGTCGTGAAAATGAAGCCAAAGCAGCAGAAGCATCTGCTCAAGCAATTGAGTTAAATCCAACAATGGCACAAGCAACCGTTGGTCTATATATGGCAACTTTGCCTGGTGGTACTGGGTTTCTTGAGGCAGCAGATAAAGCACTTGCAACGATTAGAGCAGAGGCTAAAGCGCCATCTGAATTGAAAACTTCTGTTGCAAATGCAGACAAGGCAGTATCGGATGCAGACAAAGCCTTGTCAGATGCTATTACAGCCCAGGAAACTGCTAGAAATGCACCAGAGAAAGCAAAAGCGGATGCAGCAAAAGCCACGGCAGACGCACTAAAAGCAAAGGCAGACGCACAAAAAGCAGAGGTTGATGCCAAATATGCAGAAGAGATCACACTTGCAGACCTTAAAAAGAAAGCCGCTGACCTTGGATTAACAAGTGCTCAAACTGGCTCCGCATTAGCTCAGACTAGAAAACTTGGTGTTGAGACCAAAAAAGCGGTACTTGAATTAGAAGCATATAAAGCATCGGGTGGAATTGACCCAGCTAAAGCATTTGACCAAGAAGAAAAACTGCGTAAAGAATTCCAACTTCGCAGTAAAGTTTATGGAGAATTAGGAACTACTTTTTCTAACATCAAATCATCTGCTAATGCAAAAACTGGGCCAGGAGACATTGCTTTAATTACCGGATTCATGAAAATGCTTGACCCTGGTTCGGTGGTGCGCGAGACTGAATTTGCTACAGCACGAGACACCGCTGGCCTATATACAAGACTTGAAAACAGTCTGAAAAAGGCAGAAAGCGGTCAATTCTTGCAGCCAAATCAGCGCGAAGAATTTGTCAATCTGGCTAAACAATATCTTGATTCCGCACAAAAGAAAGCAGGCGACGACAAGAAGGCGCTTAGCGTGGTGGTAAAGAATTACAAACTTAATCCTGAAAACGTCTTTGGCCCAGAGGTAACTGGTGGTGGTGGTCGTGGTGTAGTAAATCCTCCAACGCCTGGACAGATTAATGTAACGGTGGACTATTGATATGCCCTACTCCATCACAACAAAAGATGGCATCACCATCAATAACATCCCAGACGATGTTGTTCCTGATTCGCCTGATCTAAAAGCGCGGGTTGCGGCAATTCGTGCGGGTGGTGGTGCAGCAGCCCTTGAGACTCCAGCACAACCACCAAAGATGGGATTCTTGGAGAGCATTGCAGAATCAATCACTGGCCGACAACGCGCAACACCAGAGACCCAAGCATTGCCCGAATGGGTGAATATGCCAGAACTCAATCAATTGAGTGTGGCTGGTTTCAAAACAGCACTCGGCACGCTAATGAGCGACCCAAAAGAAACAGTGCAAGTTTTGCAGGCTAACTTCCCTGGCGTTCAGGTTCGACAAGACGCAAAAGGTAATTACCTAATGCGTTCGTCCCTTGACCAAAAAGAGTACGCAATTACTCCAGGCCTGACATTTGGCGATATTCCTCGGGTTGGTTCAGCAATTCAGGCATTTGGCCCTGCTGGTGCAGCAAGAACCATTGCTGGCGCTATAGCCGGTGCTGGCTTAACTCAAGCGGCTATTGAGACAAGTCAAGCACTAACAGGCGGTGAATTCAACCCTAAAGAAGTTGCACTTGCAGCAGCGACAGGCCCAGCAGGACAGATTTTGCAGCGCGTAGTCCCTCCGGCTGCCCAGGCAGTCAAGCGTATGACAGGCCCAGGACGCGCACCAACGCCACCAGCAGGCACATCAATGGGTACAGCAATGGCCCCAGAAGCGCCTCCCACAATGGCAATGCCAGAGGTTGCACCAGAAATTCCAGTCGTACCACCAATTGTTCCAGCAGTTACTGCGGTGGCTGAAGAGGAAGTAGGAAAGCTGGTAAAGCAAGCATCAGGCACAGGCTTTGGTTCGGCTGGCGCACGTGACCGGCTGGCAGACCTTGCTCAAGTCAATGTGGGAGCCAAAGAAGCAGCAGACCGGCTTGGCATTCAATTGCCTGCCGATGTGTTTAGCGACAATCCACAAGTCCGCGCAGCCGCTGGCCTGACTCGATCAGCCGCAGGCACTGAGGCAGAGGCCGCATGGCGCAACACCGTCACTCAGGCAGTGGATAAGGCAGATGATGTAATCAAGCAATTCGATGCCACCTTTGTTGAAGGTGCAGTTGCACCTGGAGTAGTCTCGCAAAAGATTAAAGACTCACTTATCCAGCAACAAAAAGCATTAGTTCAAGACGCAAAAGTTTTGTACGATGCAGTTGATTTAAAAGTGCCAGAGCAAACACTGGTAACTTTTCCTGCATTAAAAGAAAAGTTGGCAGAAATCACATCAAGACTAGGTGCAGAAGGTGTTGAAAAAAATACAACACTCAAAATGCTTAACAAAATGGTCAGTGATGCCGATGCTGGAAAAGTACCTTATGGTCGATTAAAAGAGGAAAAAACTCTGATTGGTGATTCAATTAAGGGTGTGCAAAATGATTATTCAAAAAGCACATCACAAGGTAGATTAAAAGAAATTTATGGCGCATTGGCAAAAGATCAGCTTGACAATGTTGAAAAGCTAGCAGATGCAGAGGTGCGCCAACAATTACGAAGTGCTAACCTATTGACGGCAAAAGAAAAAGCACTCGGCAAGCGCATTGTGAATGCGTTTGGTGAGGATATTGAAGGAAGTTTAGGTTCTAAATTAAGGTCAGCAATTATCAGTGGCGGTAAAGGTGATACAGGCGACTTCAATCGTTTGTTGAAAGTAGTGCCAGAGGAATTTCGCAAAGAGACGCTGGCAACGGCATTGGCATCAGCTACAAGGTCGGCCAGGGGCGCAGAAAAGGGAGGATTCGGATTCTCCGAGTTTGCTGATCTATACCCCAAGCTGCGTGCCAATCCACCAGTCTACAAAACCATCGTGGACACGCTAGGCAAAGATTCTGCGGATGTACTGCGCGACCTATATGTGGTTTCTAAGCGCGTCACAGAGGCCAGGGCAAATGTCCTGACCACCGGCAAGGCAAACCAAGCATTGCTGCAAGGTATGCAGGCCGAAAGCCTAATAGGTAAGGTAATGGAAAGCACACTGTCCAAAGGCGCATTAACTGGTGCAGCAGCAATGGGTGGCCCTATTGCAGCCGCAGCCACATCAATAATCACCGGAGCTATGACCCAAGGAAACAAGGATTCACTAAAAGCAGCGGGGAAATTGTTTGCTGATGAAGGATTCCAAAAACTTGCAATTGAAGCTGCAACAAAAGGAACACCAAGCGAAGCTAGTATTCGTCGAGCAGCCATGTCACAATCTTTTCAGAATTTTGCAGATGCAGTTAAACTACCGAAAGCATTGGACGCAAGAATTCAATGGTTGCAGGCAGCAACCCAATCCGAGCGCCAATTCGACCAGGAGAATCAATAAATGTCCGCACTCTCAATTCAAGTCCCATTTCCGGTCTTTCAAGACCGTGATGGACAGCCGCTGGACAATGGCTATGTCTGGATTGGCACTGCCAACCTAAACCCACAGACCAACCCAGTAGCGACCTTCTATGACGCTGCGCTGACCATTCCAGCAGCACAGCCTCTACGCACGCTCAATGGCTACATTTCACGCGCAGGAACACCGGCTCAAATCTTTGTTGACGGTGTGAATTTCAGCATCTTGGTGCAGGACAGTAAAGGGACAATGGTCTATAGTTTCCCAGATGGAACTGGTCTCAGCCCAAATGCTGCCGGTATCATTTATGACCCTGCTGGAACTGGTGCTGTACCAACCACGGTGCAAACTAAGTTGCGTGAGTTTGTAAGCGTTAAAGACTTTGGTGCTGTTGGTAACGGTGTTGCAAATGATAGCACTGCTGTCTCTAATGCGTTTAATGCTTCAAATGGAATACGAGTTTTATTTCCATCTGGTGTTTATAAATTAAATAGTGCAGTTGCTGCTCCTGTAAATTCATCGGCTTACATGGAATACGGTGCTTCTTTTGCTACAAATAAACCGACAAACGTAGACTACATTTGGGAATATAAAAACTCAGTTCCTGTTATAGCATTGGCAGCACAAACGCAACATCTTTTTGAACAAAATTCTTACACGATAGATGGTGTCGGTGGATATTGGCCTAGCGGCCCCGTTGGTTCATACTTTGGTATCTCTAAAGAATTTGATTCAACTTATGGAAATGGCACAGACAGCCCATACGCAGCCCAATGGCTTTATGCAGTAAATAACAACTCTACCGCTACCGTTGTTTCTCAAATGAGCATAGCCAGGGCCATAACAAATAATGATTCTGTTTTTGGTCTAAACCCAATCGTAACAAATGAATCAGGGACAACTGGTGCTAAATTAGTTGGCATGGAGATTGATGTTGAATCGTCTGCTGGAAGCACAATAAGCACTGCGTCTGCGGGTCTTTACATCAATGTTTTTAACTCAACAAATTCTGGCGCGGTAATGCAAACGGCTGGGCTTGTTGGCGGTAATTTTTCTGATGGCATCGTAATGAACGGCATTGCGTCAACTGGCGCAGCATTTGCAGACCAAGCCGGTTTGTCTTGCGGTTGGGGTTTAGCTTTAACAAACGGTACTTATGCTCAAGCAGCTATTGAACTTGGCCCACAAAGAAATCTATCTATTAAAAGCAATGTATCAACTACTAATAACATCTACGCTAACGCCAGTGACAATTTCTTTTTTGACCTTGGCAAAGACATTTATTTTTCAAGCCCATCAAGCACACAAGGTGCTCGAATTGCAACTATTCGCAACGTGAATGGAGTAGAAAGCGCAATTTTTAACGTAGTCAGCACTTATGGGGCAAGTAGTGCAAATACCGCCGTTGGTGTGGGCACAGATTCGGTCACTTCACGGTCAATCAACGCTGGCGGCACAATCAATGCAAGCGGCGCTGACTATGCCGAGTATGAGTACAAAAACAATACCTGTGGTGCGGTCTTAAAAGGCCAAATTATTGGCTTTGATGCGGATGGTAAAGTAACGGACAAGTACGATAGCGCCGTTTCTTTTGGTGTTAAAACAACCAACCCAAACATAGTTGGTGGCGATACTTGGTTTGAACAAGTTGGCGATGCGCCAGTTGCACCTGAGTACACACCGCTTGACATTGAACGCCCAGCGCACCCAAGCCAAACTATCCGCAAATCAAAAGAGCAAGGCGATGCGGAACTTGCAGAATTTAAACAAAAAACCGCCGAGTACGAAAAGACTTTGAGCGAACATAAAGCGCAGTGGGAGAATACCGTACTTGCATCACATCAAAGTGCCATGAATGTTTACCAAGCCCAACTAGAAATGGTCAGGGCTACAGTTGACCGCATATCCTATTGCGGGAAAGTTCCGGTCAATGTAACCGGCGCGGCGGTGGGTGAGTACATTATTCCAATAAAAGACGGTGATGGCATCAAAGGCGTTTGCGTGGCAAACCCAACTTTTGAGCAATACCGAAATTCAGTAGGTCAGGTGCGAAAAATCCTAAGTGATGGTCGCGCTGAAATAGTTGTAAAGGCAATTTAATTATGGCAGATACCAAAATCTCGGCGCTTACTTCCGCAACAACCCCGTTAGCGGGTACGGAAGTTTTGCCCATTGTTCAATCAAGTACCACGGTAAAAGTTTCCGTTGCTAACTTAACCGCAGGCCGAGCGGTAAGTATGTTGTCTGGGACAATTTCATCCGGCAATTTAGAGTTTAGCACCACTGGACAACGTATTACTGGTGACTTTAATAACGGCACTGTTACTAACCGTGTCTTATTTCAAAATAGCACAGTTAATGACAACACCATTGTTGGTGCGCTGCCTAATGGGACTGCTACTATTTCTGGATTTGTTGCCTATGCGTTGTCTACTGCTGCGAATAGTTCTACATTAGATTTACTTGTCAGGAATGATGCGGCAAATGCTGTTCAGATACGATCTAATCGTCAAGGAACAGGGACGTTTTTGCCGATGCAATTTTTTACTAGCGGCGGTAAAAAATTTGAGATTGACACTAGCGGAAATGCAACTGTAACAACCGCAGCCGGTTTGGGCTACAGCACAGGCGCTGGTGGTACTGTTACACAGGCAACAAGCCGAACAACCGGCGTAACTTTAAACAAGCCTACTGGCGCTATCACCATGTTTTCTGACTTGGGGTCTGCTGTAGCGGCAACATTTACAGTAACTAATAGCTTGGTTGCGGCGACTGATACCATCCTTTTGAGCCAACAATCAGGAACAAATCTTTATGTTTTGTTGGTTACGGCGGTCGCGGCGGGTAGCTTTAACATCACGTTTTACACAACTGGCGGCGTTGCAACTGATGCGCCGGTAATCAACTTTTCGCTAATCAAAGGAGCAACATCATGAGTTATTTAGCAGCAGTGTGTCACGACATTAAATCCAACACCTTAGAAGCCACATGGCTAGAGGAAACGGAAACGGAACTCAAGCGAGTAAAGTGCCGCAACTACAGCGCAGAACAAAAGGACGAGTTCCTTTCTGACTGTGGTGCAGACGGGCAAAAATACGCCGATTTAGCGGGGTGGTGAAAAAATGTTAAAAGCAGTCAGAGCATCTATAACAAGTGGCGTGTTAAGTTATATTGCTTCACGCCCTAAAGTCGTTCCGCTTTCAAGTCAAAGTCCAACACAAAGTGTTCTTTTACTTGAAGATGGTGGATTTTTGTTGCAAGAAAATGGCGACGAAATTCTTTTAGAAAACTAAGGAAAAATAATGGCAAATAATTCACAAATCGCATTTGCACCTCTTGGCGAAACCGTTGTAGTTGCTGCGGCAGCTGTTGCCCCTACGGGCGTTCAGGCGCTGGTTAGCGGCAGACTAGACGCACAGGGTACGGGCCAGTATCGAATCATCAATAACAGCGCTTTAACGGTGTTTCTGGGTGTTGGAACGACTGCGGCGCTGGCTACGGCAAACGCTGTTGCGCCAATAGCAGGAGACCCAAGTCCGGCCATCGTGTTAGTGCCTGGTGCGGTGGAGATTCTGCGCTTTGCTCGTACATCGTACTTTAGTGGCCTTGCATCGGCAGCGGCTACTGTCTACATTGTGCAGGGCGAAGGCATCTAAATGGAACAGCAAACCATCAACCTTATCCTTGGCGGCTGCATGGGCGTGGCCGGATGGTTCGCGCGTGAGTTGTGGACAGCGGTGCAAGACCTTAAAGATGACCTGTCCAAGCTGCCTACAATCTATGTTGCCCGTTTAGACTACAAGGAAGATATGCGGGAAGTCAAAGAAATGCTTAGCAAGATTTTTGACAAACTGGATAACAAAGTAGACAAATGACACTTGACCCAGTTACAGCCCTGTTTGAAGTTGGCAGCAAAGTCCTAGATAGGGTTCTGCCTGACCCTGCTCAGCAAGCTGCTGCCAAGTTGGAACTGATGAAGCTGCAAGAGAATGGTGAGTTGGCAAAGATGTCTAACGAAACCAAGCTGGTGGAGCTTGAACACGCCAATACAAATAGCGCCCGCGACATGAACGCCAAGATTCAAGAGTCCGCCAGCGCTGCGTGGCTGGCTAAGAACACGGCCTATGCGCTTGATATTGGCATTGTCGCTTCGACGATCTTTCTGGCTTGGTTTGCATTTATGAAAGATGTGCCAGAGGCTAATAAGCAATTGGTGTACATGGCGCTTGGCTCCCTAATCACGATGTGCGGAACTGTGCTAAATTTTCATCGTGGAAGCTCCCAAGGAAGCAAGGACAAAAACGCTGAGATTCTGAAGCTAAAGGACATGAAATGAAAGCAAAACTTACGTTCTTTGTGACTTTGATGGTTAGCTTTACCCTTTGCGTGGTCGTCATTGGGATGGTCGGCGTACTTATGGCGGGTCTATTCAATCCTCTTGTGGACAATGCCGAAATCTTCAAACTGATTAGCCCTGCATTTCAAACCATTGTCGGCGGCTTTATTGGCCTGCTGGCTGGTGTGAAACTATCCCACGCTGAAACGGAAGAATCAAAATGAACCTAAGCCCCAACTTCACGCTAGAAGAACTGACCATCACAGATCACCGAGAGTTTGACAATACACCCAATGCCGCTGAAACCGCCAATTTGACCCGTTTAGCGGACTTTTTAGAGCAGGTCAAGGAAGCAGTAGGGGGCAAGGCTGTGATGGTAAATAGCGCCTTTAGATCGGCTCAAGTCAATGCGGCAGTCGGTAGCAAAGAAACAAGCCAGCACAGGCTAGGTTGTGCTGCTGATATTCGCGTCCCTGGCATGACCCCCGATGCTGTAGTCAAAGCAATCATGGCGGCGGGTTTGGCATACGACCAATTGATTCGTGAGTTTGATCGCTGGACTCACGTTAGCATCCCGAATGACTCACAAGGCAAGCCAAGGGGTCAAACGTTAATCATTGATAAGCAAGGCACTAGACTTTACTCGGCATAAAGGTGGGGGTACTCGCTACGTCCGCTAGAGGTGTTGCACCATGTACTAGTCGGCATCCGCTTTTCCCCCGTTATGGTTTTGGACAATCTTCTGGAACATTAACGGCAACATAAACCGGCGTGACCGCTTTCTTAGCGGGAATTATCCAACGGTCTATGTAAATGTCTGGCATAGCATCTAAAGACTTTTTGATTGAATTAGGACTAATGTTTATGATGTTGCAAATTTGGCTTTTTGTAAGGCCATCTTCATGCGCCAACAAAGTTTCACGAATTAGTTGATGTCTTGATTTTCTCATGTATTTTTCTGTGGTGGTGTGCATGTATGAATGTGGTCAGCAGCGCCTAATCGTTTTCCGCAGCGTTCGCAAAAGTTGCGCTCAAGTTTGTACTTTTTCTTAGCGTCAAAGTAGCCAGACTGGTATGCAATCAGCAGCGCATTGCCATCTTCTTTGTAGACCTGTGTGTCGTCATCGTCTAGCTTGTCCTGCGCCGCTGCCTTTTTGCTTTGATAGCCTGTCATTTTCCGCAACTCCTACATTTAGTTAATATCGTGAACACCGGTCGTTTGCAATACACGCAATAAGATTGATAGCCTGTCATGTTGTTCCCCTTGCTCGGATGGCGGCTGCACAGTCAGTGCAAGTTACATCCCACATAGACTTGTCGGTGTCTGTGTAGATGTCTGGCGCTAACAAGTCATCACACACCTTTGCACACGCCTCACGCTCATGTGCTTCTACCAAGTCGGCAAAGCGTTCAAGCTCACCCCAAGCCCAATCGATACCGCCGGGCCTTGCAGGATCGCCATTGGCTTGCTTTGCTAGTTCAATGATGTTCATTCTTCAACCCCATTAATATGATGAGGACATATCGTCATCATCGCTACTGAATTGATACGGGCTTTTATCATTGTTTGACAAGTTCCATGTCTTACGAATGTTGGCATAATATTCTTCCCGTTCTTGTTCACGGCGAATTCGTTGTCGATATTCTTCATCACTCATATCACCATCATAATAATCATCTTCAATATTCATACTTCAACTCCAAAATGTTTTAGGATATTCTGCTCACAATGAACAGGTATGTACGTTACTGAGTCTGGAACCCAATCGGTCATAAACAACACCTTCGCCACCAAAGTATGCTCCAGATTTAACCATCAGTTTATCAATTCGTTCGTTCATCACTTCCCCCAAATAATTAAACAAACAATCCACACACCAAGCATTAAAGTCAACATGGTAAGCAAGGCTTTAAACGTGTCGGCAAGGTCGTCTATCGGGTCACCTAACTGCGCGTCCTTGTAGCCATTGCAATAGGCGTCGTTGATTTCTTTAAGGCGCTGCTTGCGTACAGGGCAGTCTTTGCCTTGGTCGCATTGACCATTTGCGTTACAGCAGTTCATTTGGCACGCTCGTTTAACATTGCTTCTGCCATTTTGTAAGACTCTCTTGCAAGCTCATCGTCAGGCGGTGCATACTTCCCTGTTGTAGCAGCATAAGAAATAAAACCTTGCATAGCTAGTCCCGCAAAGTAATCCCGCATGGTCATGCTGTCTAAATGGCCACCGGTTTTTATGTGCCATTCGGTGTATTCTTTTGCTACCGTTGCGTTGTTTTTCATTTGTACTCTCCTAGTGAAACCAAAGATAAAAACCATGCAAGATGCCGATGGGGAACAAGATTGCTCCTGCTAACAAAAAGCCCCACAAGCCGTGTGCAAAACAAGTAAAAACGTGTGTTATCCATGCGGCAAAACAAGAAAAACCAATAAATGCGTACATCACTTGTATTCCTCCATGCGCGTATTCAAACGCTCTATACGGCCCAAATTCAAGTCAAGCACAGCCTGGGCATACTCTACTGCGCCCTCGGCCTCCAAGCGGTCTAGGTGGGCCTGGGCAAGCTCACGCTGGATGACCTCGGCTGGCGTTAGGTCTCGGTAGTAGTCCTTCAGAAATTTAAGAAATCGCATACCATTCCCTTTCCGCACGTTTGGCAATAGACTTTACAGTCCTACCTGTCAACCCAACTAGACCATCACGCAACATTTCGGGCAAGCGCCTAGCTACCTGGTGTCCGTCCATTACGGCAAAGAAAGCAATCCCGTCTTTACCCAGTGGGCCTTGCTCTATCAAAGTTTTAAGAATTAATGCTGCATGGGCTTTGGCAAGGTCTTTTGCTTCGTCAGCCGCTTGCCAGCTTGTTATCGGGTCAGTGTTCCTAGCGCGATAGTGTTCCATGATTTATCCTTAAAAGGGTACATCTTCAAAGTTGTCTTTAGGAAAACCCTCATCCTTTGGCTTTGGTTCGTTGATGTAAGCCCAACCATTCCAGCCGCCTTCCATCAACGGGGTTACGTCCAGCTTCAGCATATCGCCAGATTTGGTTTCGATGATTGAACCGATGCGGGTGTAGCGGTTCTTTGCTTGGCCTTGGGCATTGGTGTATTTGCCGCTGATAACAGAGATTTCTTTTTTGATTTTGGACATGATTAGCCTTCGATGATTGAGTTAAGTTGTTGAATTTGCACGTTTACTTCAGCTAAGAAATTAACAATTTCCGCCTCCATTTCTTGAATAAAAGCATCATCACGGAAAACCCGTTTGATAAATAGTTGCGCCTTGGCTGGCATCCTGGGGTCAAAGACCACGTAATCGCACCAATGGCGACCAGTACATGCCATTTGGAATTGCATCTGTGCGTTGTACTTGCTTGGCACTTTGCCTGTCAGCAGCGTGTCAATCATGGTCGCGGTGTTTGGGCATTTGATTTCCACTAGGCCATCGGCCCCTACAAGGCCATCAGGTGAAGCGCCAGCCCACTCAATTAGCGGATGGGGTACAAACCCTACTTCTTCAACCATCACGCCAGTTTTGGCCTCATACGCTGCACGAGCAAATGGTTCCTGCTCTGTTCCCCATTCCATAGCGGCGTTGGTAAACCCTTCCGCTTTAGTTTTTGTAATGTTTTCGCAGACCAGTTGGGCCATGTAGTTGTCCCGCGAGGTGCTGTATCCGCTTTTAGTTTTAGCCATTAGGTCGGCAACCCTGCTGGCTGTCACTTTGCCTATACGGGCGGCAAACCATGCATCTGTGCCTTGGTCATCAGACATTTTTAAGTTCCTTTAAGCATTTGTTTTTTACTGCAATGACTTTTGCTTGCAATCCTTGGTCGCCATCGCAGCAAGCATAGGCACCGGTGTATGCAAGTTTTAATTCATCAACTGTTGTACAGGTAGCCATGACAGCTAATTGTTCTTCGATAAACTTTAAGTTTGGTTCTGAAGGTTGGACAACATCACGTTTGCGGCTGGCTAAATTGCCATCGTCATCTTCTGGAGCAATACCGCAGGCTGCCATCAGGGAATAGCGTCTAGCGTAAGTCAGCGCCGAGCCGTAGCCTTGCGGGTCTTGCTTGGCGGCTGGAACGTGCAGCTTGCCGCACTCCAGCATTTCGCCTGATTCGTGGACAAAGACCGTTTCCACTGTCACGCCTGTATCGTCCTGGCTAGTGCGCTGGATAAGGGCTATTCCTGCGGCATTTAAGCTATCTACAACGGCCTCCACGCATCCAGCAAGGTCAACATACTTTGACCTGAAATGCGGGTTTGTAGAAGTTTTTAAGGCCGGTGCAAAGCCGCGCTGGGCCTTGACTAATGCTGATGCAATATTTTTCATAGTGACCATCCGTAAACAAGTACCCAAGCCAAAGAAATGCCGATAAACACGGCAAGCGAAATGTCTGCTAATTTTTTATTCATCATGTGCTCCAAATTGTTGAATTGATGTCCAAAGGTTGTCGCTCACATCGTCCAGGTTGTCGGACAGGCCGTTGTGAATGTCGGGGAAGTTTTTAGTCAATGACCAGTTCATGTCGTTAAGTAGCTTTGCCATTTCCAAGGGTGGGATAAATCCGCGCAATAGTGCTTCGCGGAATTCGGTTAGTAGAATGTGTATGTCTCTCATGCTTTGTACTCCAGTGCTTGCAGTTTGCTTATGCGTTCATTGATTTCGTCAACGGTTTTTTGATAGTCCGCCATAGCTTTGTTACGTTGTCTTTGCAAGGATGCAATTTGTTGGGGGCGAGGGTCGTAGTTGTCTGGTACTTCGATCTCGACCTCTTGCTCTCCTACGTAAGTGTGCTGATCGTCGTCGCCGAGCCTGCAATAAAAGATTTGGAACTCTCCCTTATCTTGCCAGTCCCACTTGCTGTAGTGAATGTGTGCCGTGAGTTTGATTTTCATTCTGCTTACTTTCTAAAAAGACCCCAAGAAGTTCAGGGCATGGTTAAATTATAAATCACAAATGTGAAGGTGTGCAACTCTTTTTAATAAATAAATTTATCATGTTTGTGTTGCCGATAGATTTTGTAAATGGGGGCTAAGCCCCCGTTTTGTTTAAGCAAGTAAGAGTGATTCGGCTTGGGTTTTCATGCGGTCGCCATTGCCGAACCAAGCATTGTTCATTCGTGTATCTACATTGTGTCCACGCTCATGGTCAATGTATTGCGTTACGGCATTGAGCAATCCCCATTTAGTGCCATACACGCCAGAATTGTTAGCACCCATTCCAGCACCATCAAACAATTCCATTACACGTTTAAAGCCCCGTGATTCTTTGAATGTATTGGTCTGCTGGTTGTATGCAGCAGGGAAAAGTTCATTAGTGAATTGCTTGGCGTATTCGGTGCTTACACCTTGACGGGCAAGGCGGCGATAGTTATCCATCATTCCGTCAAACCCGCCAACAATCAAACCAAGTTTGTCGCGCATGATGCTTGCATCAAACTTTGCCCCATGGGTTAGGTTTACCCTGCTAAGTGCATTTTCACGGTCTGCTGCTGATAGTGTGTTGTTGCATACAACTCGTATGCTGGTGAACTGTCCTACAGTAGCTGTTAAGCCATCAAATGATGTGCTAAGTAGCAAGTACCCTCGCACAGCATCATCTTGTAAAACAACTGCTTCCCGATTAACATTTGCCAATGCCCAAATTCGTTTGCCGCCTTTGATTGCGCCAGCAACTTCTAATGTAAATCCAGCACTTTGTACAAGCGTATTAAAGAAGTCTAATACTTCAGCAGGTTGGTGAACCTTGTAGCGGTCTGTCACCACGCCTAAAGCTGCATTTGTATCACTGCGGTAGATGACATTTTGGTTAGGCATTTCATTGTAGTTTTGCCCGTCACACGTAAACATGATGGGTGCTAACTTTGCATCCCAATCCAGACCAGCCTCTTTGCGCCATACATCAATAGACGCATCCGCTGTAAGTTGCTGACCAAGACCGTGCCAAGGTGTCTGCCCTGCGTATGCAATTTCTGCTTTACCGTTTGTTGTTTCAATTAAATGTGCCATGATTTTTCCTAAAAATGGGGCAGAAGCCCCGTAAGTTGATTAAGCGTTTGCAAGTTGTTGGATGGTTGGAAGTTTCAAAAAGCAAGCATCAAGGACACCAGCTTTTACTTCTTGACCACTAGATGTGGTGTAGACAAGTTCTACCGTGAAATGGTTTATTGATTGAACTGTATAAACAGTTGCATCCGGAAGGTCGTTAGCCACCACTTTGATGCCTTTGTAAAGTTCTTGAGGTTTCATAATTTTCCTAAAAAGACCGCTACGGGATGTTGCGGCATGAATGAACTATATCACAATTGTGAAGTCTTACAAATCTTTTTTAACAATAATTCTTATTGACTTTGGTTTTCTAATAGCTTTTATTTATAGCCTAAGGCATCACAATTGTGATAAGATGCTAGGATGGACATCTTAGAAATTGCAATCAAGGCATCAGGCGGCACGGGTCGCCTGGCCTACAAACTCGACGTTAAACAGTCGGTAGTCAGCAACTGGCGGCGGCGTGGCGTACCAAAGGGCTGGGAGCGAGTGCTGCAATTTATGTTCAAGAAACAGATTGCCGAAGCGGGAAAAGTGGTATAGAATTTTGTGAAACGCGGCTAGGTCTGAAGTCATGAGCAGACCGAAAAGGGTTATCCCTTCCCCTGCCGATGTTTCTTTTAAAGGGTGTAAAAAAGGAAAAACTCAATGCACTACTACCAATTCAACATTGGTGACTATCAATCCCATACCGCACATCTTGAACCTTTAGAAGATTTGGCCTATCGCCGAATGCTTGATTGGTGTTACCTTCACGAAAAACCTTTGCCTTTTGAGGCTAATGAAATAGCCAGGATTATTCGTTTGCGTGACCACGCCGCTGTGGTTAGGGATGTTTTGAATGAGTTTTTTAGTCGATATGGTGAAGGTTGGGTTTGTGACAGAGTACTTGAAGAAATTGAACATTACAAAGCAAAAATTGAACAAGCGTCAAGGGCTGGCAAAGCATCCGCTGAACGCAGGAACAACGCACGTTCAACGGACGTTCAACCAACCAAGAACCAAGAACCAATAACCAATAACCATAAACCAATAAAGAATACAGTCGCCCCGCCTGTCGGCGTGACGGATTTGGTTTGGCAGGATTGGCTCAGTCTGCGTAAGACAAAAAAAGCAGCAGTCACCCAAACCGCCATTGATGGCATAGCAAAGGAAGCCAGCAAAGCAGGGGTGAGCCTACAGACAGCCTTGGAAACGTGCTGTGCTAGGGGCTGGACAGGCTTTAAGGCCGAATGGCTGAAGGACAAAGGCGAACAGAAATCCTTTGCCGAGAAGGACTACGATTTCAAACGTGCGCGATGGGAAGCAATGACCGGACGCACACAAGGCCAGGAAATGAAACCATTTTTGGAGTTAGAAGATGACACAACCAATTGACCGCTTGTTTGAACGCTTGTCTATGACCTACGGCATTGCTTGGGACAACTCGATAGGGACAGCCCCGCTAAACGAAATCAAAACCTTTTGGATGAATCAACTATCAGGCTTTATGCAAAGCAAAGAATCCATGATGGCAATTTCATGGGCGCTGAACAACTTGCCTGAAAGACCGCCAAACCTGATTCAATTCAAAAATCTATGCTACCAAGCACCAGCGGTGGAAAGACCGCAATTGCCTAGCCCTCCTGCTGACCCTGCGCGTGTAAACAGCGAATTGGCTAAATGGACAAATATCCGCAAAGATGGCCAAAAGTCTGACCCAAGAGATTGGGCGCGGAAAATATTGGGTGACTACGCTGCTGGAGTAAAAAAGTCACCAACAGTTGTTCAAATGGCACGTGATGCACTAAATGTTCAATGAATCCCGCCAGCGTATGTTTGCCCACTACCTCATGCTTTGCAAAGACCCAGGATGGAAGGATTACGCTTGGCAGCGGGTTAAAGAGTTAGACAAAGAGCCTGTTTACGCAGGAATAAAGGATTACATCATGGAGCAAATGAATGCGCCGAGCAGCAAGGATTGACGCTAACCAAGAGGCGGTAGTTATCGCATTACGGGCGGCTGGAGCTTACGTTTGGATTATTGGTCTGCCTGTAGACCTACTCGTAGGGTACAAAGGGCATACGTTTCTGGTAGAGATTAAAGATGGGCCTAAAAAGCGTTTAACGGCGCTCCAGGAGGCTTTTTTTGCAAAGTGGGCCGGAGGTACGCTAGCACGTGTTGATGGCCCTGAAGCCGCTTTAAGAATGATTGGGGTAATGAAATGAAACTTGCAGTCCAATGCTGGGAACCTGTCCAGGCCCATACGGTAATGACAAAAACAATCTGGCCGCAGCTAAAAAGCGCACTCATGGCAGGGCATAGGATGGTTTTGGAGATTAAACCGGCTACGCGAAGCCTTGAGCAAAACTCCCGACTTTGGGCCATGCTTGACGAAATAAGTGACCAAGTTGACTGGTACGGGCGAAAACTTACACCAGAGGAATGGAAGAACGTATTCACTGCGGCACTGAAAAAGCAGGACGTTGTGCCAGGCTTAGACGGTGGATTTGTCGTGCTGGGGCAGTCAACCAGCAAGATGACCAAAGCCGAAATGTGTGAT